ACTAAATACACTTCTTTACCTTCATTTAATAGCTGCTCACAAAATTTTAAAGCATCTTTTTGAGCATCTTGATCTAATGCAATGTATATTTTTTTAACTTCAGAAGTAACAATTTTCTTCATTAATTCCCTCTGAATGTGTTTGCCTAATAGGGGGATTGCGTTGCGTTTTACAGCCAGGGCATCAAACATCCCTTCAACTAAAATTAAGGGAGAAGACCAATTGATAAATAGTTCAAATGGTACAACATCCTTACTCATTGGAGGATTTTTATATTTGGCTGGTGAGTGGGGGTTGTAATTACGGGCTACAAAATAATTTAGGGAACCTTCGTGGGAATACGAGGGTATAATAACCATATAATCATAGACACCACCATCGCAATATCCAATATTATAGCGCATAATATCCGCTTTACTTACGCCACGTTTTTTTAGATAGGATAATGCTTGTCTACCCTTAATATCAGATTTTGTTAACTCAAGTAGTGGTTTAAATTCCTTAGGTAAATTAATTGCCTCTACTTTTTTAGTATTATCTCTATAATCTTTATAAGAGACGTGCTTTTTAATTTCAGCAATTTTATCGTCTGGGGCTTTCGCTTGTTTTAGTAAGGTAACTAGATTAGTTCCTTTTTTGTTACAAACCCAACAATGCCAGGGATTTTTCTGTCCGTCAGTAAAATTAACCTCTAATTTAGGTTTTGAGTGATGACAAAAGGGGCAATGGTAAGCTTGATTACCTCTGGCTGTGGATTTGCCTACTCCTAAAACGGAGTTTACTATGTTAACTAATAAATGGTTTACCATATAACGGTAAATGTAGTAACCTATTTTTGTGACTCAAAGTCTTTTGTGAAAAACTTTCCAAGAATGTTATCGTTAAAAAATTCGTGTGGATTTTCTAAAACTTGATATACAAATAATGCTTTGGTTTCCTCATAAGTTAATAATTTTTTACTAGGAGCTAAAGTTAAAATTTCTCGTTTAAAATTTTCAGAGGGTTCATTGTTAAGTAGTTCTAAAAGATGTTTATTAGAGCCATAATAGGTTTTCCAATCAGATTCTTTTATTACTTGTTTGTAAGATGGTTTACGTCCTTTGACACCTTCATACATCGCTAAATCTTTTTTTCCTAATTTTGCCTTACGAGTAAATTTTAATACTTTTTTACCAATATACATTTTACCACTAGGGATGTGGGTAACTCTATAGGTAAATCCAAAAGTTGAAGGAGGAAAATCCTCTATCGAGGTCATTTCCTCTCCTTTATACATCCAATTCATAATTTTCTATCTATCTAAGTTAATATAGAACGTAGTATCAGTCGTTCTTGAAAGTGGGTAGGGTTGGGAGAGTTTTCCTACCGCTAAAAGATTTTGGGCATCATCATACAGCCCGATTGTTGTTACATATGGTTGAAAATAGCTTCCACTAGTAAACCCATATAAAGATCCATCTGTAGAACCTGAGATTATTGTTGGGTTTAGGCTAAAATTATATTCGCTTTCTCTAACTGTTGCTTTATATTGTGTCTCGTATATTGTATAAGAGGAAGAGAATGAGCAAGTTACATTAGCAGAAGCTACATAATTTAAAGGTTTTTTACCTCCAATACCTTGTTTGGTTAAAATAGCTAATCCATGTTGATAAATTATATTTCCTACATTTACACTAGCTGAGATAATATTACCATTTCCATCATCCGTAAAAATAGCATTTTCAGTATTATCTTCCCACCTAAATGATTCAGGTTGAATATATTCTCCAAACAATTGAGATGGTATAGAAAATACTCCTATTGTTTGGGAAGAACCTGTTGGAAAGAATCTATCTTGAGTTAAGGTAGATTGGAGATAATTTTCATATCTACCTGCTGAGCTAGCTGATCCTATCAAAGTATCCCCATCAGGAGTATAACCTGGGAGTAGTTCAGGGACTGATACTGAAGATCCTGCACTGCTACTTAAAAAGTTTGAATAGTATAATTGTTTAACAGAATTATATACTAGAGCTTGATATTCTATAGAAAGGGTTCCTGTTGTAGTTTTATTAGTAGTAAAATCTACATTAGTTCCTTGAAATCTATCTATTTGAACATCAGAGTCTCCAAACTCAGACTGTAAAAAGCTAAAGCCTTTATTTACCTCAAATGGGGTAACAATTAAATCTTGTGCTAAAAATTGTTTGTATGCTGCCATTCATTTTAGAAATCTAGCTTAACTCTAATAAGTGCTTCTTTAGTAAAGTCTTTTTTCAATGGTTTCGATAATTTAGCTACTGCTAATAATTCACTATTATCATTGTATAAACCTACAGTTGTAATATATGTTTGTGGATTATTTACAAATGAGCTATAAATAACTTCACCAGTTGAACCAGAGATAAAGCTTGGATTTTCTGAGTAGTTAAATTGTGAGCTTCTAGGTCTTACAAATATAAAATCAGAAGTAATAGTTTCTGAAGAATTTAATACAAAATTAGAGGCTGAACCTGTTAGGGCATTAAATAATGTTTGGTTATTTGTAAGGTTATTGTTAGTAGCTGCAGTAGTTTCAATACCTGCTGATTCTGAGATTGCAAGTGGATTTAATAGTAAAGTAGCAATATCTGGTAAAAAGAAACCATACGAACCTTGATTAGCAGAATATCCAAGAGTAGAACCACCAGCACCAGTTGCTACAGATCCAGCTGAACCTGATACTAATTGGAATACTCTACCGGCATCATTGAATTGTACTGAACTAACAACTTGAGAGTTATCTGTTAAAGATAATACAGGTTTACCATCTGATCCTGAAAGTTCTAAAGTTAAAGATCCTGGGAATAAAGATTCTTTATATCTGTTTCTATCAATTGAGATAGCATAAAGTTCAGATGATATAGTTCCTCCAAAACTAAAATCAGCATTTTCATCTCCTAAAACTAAGTTTCTATATTGACCATAAATGGTAGAAGAGGGAGATTTACCTACTACAGCACTATCAAAAGCTTCACTACCACTTCCTTCTTTATCCCCATAAGCGATTGCAAATTCTAATTGATTGTTTGCTGCATCAGAGAATACATTAAGATAATAATCTCCAGAAGAGGCTGCAACTTGGGTAGATGAGGTAAAGAATGTAGATAAAGTAGCTGTTCTACTATCTGTAAAGAGTCCAGCTGTGATACTATCAGCTGATACTACAAAATCGTCTGTTTCTAATCTATTAAATGACATAATTAAGATACTTTATTTACGGTTACAGGAATTTGAACACGAGCTCCCGAATCTCTACCTACTACAGTTAAAGTAGCTTGTAATGCAGAATTATCACCAAACAATGTATTAGTAGTAGTAGCTCTTAAGTTAATTGTAGTTCCTACTACTGTTGCCGATACATTAGTACCCAATGTAGTAGTTGAGTTAGCATTAAGTGCTGTTGCATCTGCTGTATTAATTCCTACACCCTCAAATGTATTAAATAATCTAACATCGGAAATTGTAGCTGTATAACCACCTGCCTCATTTTGATTACCACCTAAGTAGTTTAGAGTTTGAGGAGTAATAGCTAAAGAAGCACCTTGTTTGATTACAATTGAAGTATAACCTAAATCTAGAATTGGCATACGAGCTGTACCACGTGGTAAAGTGGTAAGTTTGTATTTCATAATTTGGGTTTCATCTGGGAATGCTTCTAATAGGGGCATATTTTCAATTGCTTGCCCGTAAAAAGAAGAACCAGATGGGTGATTTGGATTATATAAGGTATAATCGATTTCATCATCTGCTAATGCAAATTGTGTGATTTGGAATGAACCATCGTTTTTAGCTAGCAACTCTCTACCCTTTTTAGTAAGGATAGCATCTACTGTTACTACCGAATTATTTAAATATCCCATTGTTTAATACGTATTTTGTTATAAATATATGTTTTTCTAATTTTGGTTATGATTTATTAGTATAAGTTCGACTAATATAATCTAAATTTTCATTTAATTGAGGAGGTGAAAATTCAGAGTATGCTAAACTAGCATTTAATCCTGAAAGGGTGTCGCCTCTAACTATAATGCTTTCTCCTACAGATTGCCAAATTAAAATACCAGCAGGATTTCCTTCACTCCTTCCTACTACTTTACCATTTAAGGTGAAAGTTGAAGAAGGTCTATCTAAAACTAAACCTCTATTGTTCCCAGTATTTACTACATCTATAATTTTGGATACTCCATAAAAACCAAAAGGATCACTAGTAGTAAACCCAGCAGTAAACCTATAAGGTTCAGTAGCTTTAGATCCTTCATCAGTTACAGTACTTCCTAAAACTTCATAAGTACTAAGATACCAATTATTTGGGCTATTATTAAATTCTGTTTCAAATTCATCTATAAATGAAGATGAGGGTAATCTGCTACCTGTAGTATAAAATCCGTCATTATCTAATTTAACTCTATAAGGTCCAGATTGCCCTGTACTTGCTGAAAAGAATAATAAACCTGCTTTACCATCTAAATCATCAGTAAATCTGGCACTAGCAGTAGGAACATTAAATTCAGTTGTATCAGGAATCATATAAGAAGATCTAGCTGGTACTCTAACATTTGTAGATACTACTTCTAATTTTTGGGGAATATTAGCTTTACTACTTGCACCATATTGGTAAAATGATATATTATCTCCAGGTTCAATAGAATTATTAAGAGTAGTTGAATAATTTTTATCACCTTGAGGTATAACTGTTATATCATCTCTATTACTCCCTACCAATAGTATATCACTTAAACTAGTTCCTCCTAACCCCAAAATTTCGGGAGTAGTACCACCTCCAAATTTTACACTATATATAGCTGAATTTAGACTCTCTACAATAGGTTGCCCTGAAGTGTCAACTCCTAGGTTTTGACCAGGTTGACCTAATTGTATATAACTAGAGGCTGTTGCAGAAGTTGAATTGACTGCATCTTTTGTAATTCTACTACCTTTATAACGTGGTAGTAAACTTCTATCAATATAGTAGTTATAATCTTGCATACGAGCATAAGGGGCTCCTAATCTACCTTGTTGAGAAGATGAAATTAATACTTGTTGATTTACTGCTTGTATAATATTATCCGAATAATCTACATCAAAGAATAAACTTGATCTACGAGCATTGGGGGTATTGTTAACTAAAACATCATAATCTCCATTATAGAAAGGTTCTGTAAAGAATGGTTCTAAAATTACTGGGATTTGGGTTCCTGTTGAAGTTGTATAAGCTGAGCCTGTGGAGATTTTAAATTTGAAATCATCTAAAATGGCACCAGTACTTACAGATAGATCAATAATAGCAAAAAATATTTCTCCTTCAATAGGGTTTATAGAAACATTACCTTCAAAATTTATAGCACTTGTATCTGAAAATGATTCATTTGCTATCGAAGAAGTGATACCTAAATTATTTTGCTTTATAATTGAAAACGTCCCTTGTGTTGGATTAGTTGAGGTATCTATAGAAGCAGTATATTGTAATATTAGATTACCACGATTAGGGGTATCCCCGTAAGTATATTCTCCATTACTATTTGAAAAATAATTTAAGGGATCATTTTTAGAGTTATATCCATTTATTTTATTATATCCTGTAGTTAAAGAATTATTAATTCTAGTAGCATTAAAATTATAATCTAATTGTTTATTATCTGCAGAAGAAGTAGCATCTGTAGTAGCTATTCTATATAAATAATAGGTTTCGTGTTCTGTAATACTAGAGATAGGATATTCTACTATACCCTTATCAGAATAATTTACTCTAATTGTATTAACTTCTCCTAATTGAGTTGTTAAATTTTCGCTAGTACTACCAGTATCAAACTTTGCAAGTTTAATGTACTTTACACCTCTATTAAATATAATTGGATTTGACATACTCTAAATATTATTCTGCAGGTAATTCTCCTCTTCCATCATCAATTGGTTCAGCATCTTCTAATGATTCACTATCATCATATAATAAATACATTTCACCTGTATCTGGTGAAGTCTTTGCATCTAAAAATGTAGTATCTCCTACTTCTGATATAATGTATAGTTTAGGGATATAAACTGCACCTTGTATTTTAGAGGATTTAAATTGAGTTGCATCTATATTTAATTCCCCATTTGTAATTGTTACAGCCGAACCACTAAATTCTCCATCTATAAATTCACGAGAATCACTTTGTACAAATGAAGATATACCAAATGGAGTAACATTAGAACCACTCCAACTTTGGGTTACATTAGTAGTAACAATAGCACCACCATCCGAACCTGTAATTGCCTCTACAGGGATCGATTCAAATTCTGTAGTGTG